CAAATGTGAGAGGAAGCAGAATGAATAGAGTATGTAATTTTTGTAAATATCAAAAGACTTACGGAAAAGATAATATTCAATGCAGTCTCCCGTACTATTCAGACGCCGAAGGGTATGCCAGTTATAAGCTGGGTTGTCGGTGTAAATATGACTCTGATTTACTAGATATGTTTGAGCCTGTCCCTACTTCAGAGGAATCAAAATGAATGACACAAGCAAGGTCATTTTATCAGTAATCATCGGCCTGATTATTTTAACTGTAACCCTGGCATTAGAAACCGGATATCTGGATATCCAGATTTGTGCTGATCGATCGTGTCAGCATGGCTGGAAATTGGAGGTGGGAAAATGAACGACGATATAGAAGAACTTATTATCAGTGCTCTAGCGTTAACTGATTGCCTGTACACCAAAGCCGAGTATAAAGATTATGTAAATTTGCGTAATGCAATTAATCTTTTAGCTAATCGAATTGAAGAATTAAACTGTGCTAATGATATGCTAGAGGATGAGCTCGCAGCTAACGAAATTTATATAGAGGAAATGTAATGAAATTAAAAACAGGGTTAGATGAGAGAAAAACAAAAGAAAGGGAAGCCGAATGGTTTGATACAGTTAGTAAAGGAGTCCCAACACTAGAAGAATTGATTAATTCCCCGCTGAAGTGGGATACGGCAAGTTATGAATATATAACAAACTTAGGCAAAAGCAAAAAACTTATTAAAGGAAAATAATCAGCTTAGAAATAGAATCAGGGAACAGGAGAATACTATAAATTTACTCATGGAATCAGTATACAAGCTAAAACGTAACATTAGAATTATGAAAAAAGAAGCCAACTTTATAGTGGAGTTAGCAAATACAGGAAAAATATCAGAAGAAATTACCTTTGAACAACATTCATTTGATTGAAGATTGGTATTTTTGATATAATATTAAAATGAAAAAATTATTACGAATAATAGGGTGGGTAACAGTACTAGGTTATCTAATATGGGCCTTTTGGTATTTATCTGGAGCATAAAATGAAATTCCAACTAATGAGTGATTTTGCATGTTGAGTTTGGCTGGGACTGTAAATTTACTANCCATCCAGGGGTTACTCTTATACTTGCAGGAGACATACACAGTAATACAGAAGCTCTAATATTGCTCATCAAAGATGCCTGTGACAATTATGAAAATGTAATCATGGTAGCGGGTAATCATGAGTTTTATGGTAATAACTATGATGAAGTCATACATACTCTTCGCGCGGAAGATAGAAATATTAGTAATTTCTTTTTTCTTGAAAAAGGAATAGCACATATCGAGGATGTGACTTTTTTGGGAGGAACTCTTTGGAGTAACCCAGACTGGGACGTATTTCGTAACATAAATGACGCATATAAGATCGAGTACAGAGGGCATAAACTCTTGGATACCGACATTGCTCATTTTAACGAAATAACTACGAAATTTATCAAAAAGGAACTGAAAAGAAAAAGGAAAAATAAACTCGTTGTAGTTACACACTTCGGACCGGACCCCGCTCTCATGCATAAAAGGTGGCTTAGCTACCCTAGGATGAATACATATTTCTGGGCAACTGGATTTCAAGAACACTTTCACCTAGCAGATATGTGGCTGTACGGCCATACTCATGATAGCGGAGATATGGTCTTAGATGGCTGTCGTTGCATTTGTAACCCTCACGGATATAAAATGCGGGGAGATTGGGAAAATGCATTCGGCTTTAATCCAGAACTAATTATAGAGGTATAAAATGACAATCTTTGACTTTATTAGTAAATACTGTTCTTTATACGACCTTGAGGAAGATGATTTTACCACGGACGATGTACTCTTCCTTGAGGACGTATTTTTTAATTATACTACCAACGGGGATATTCCAGAGTTTATGAGAGTTAATTGATGAAACTTAAAACCTATTTATTGGATAATGGGTATCCCCTAGCCCTGAAGTTTTTCAAAAACTATATAATAGTTTACTATGGAGATGGGGAAATGATACGTTTTAAAAACAAGGTGGAACTGCGTAACTGGATACGTCTTAAATTCAATCAGGAATCGCCATGCTAGAATTTTTAATATATTATATGATAGGAGCATTTTCTACTTATATGCTAGGATGGACTTCCTGCTACCCTTTAGTATATCTAAAAGTTCAAAGTTTTGCTAAAGAAACTAAAAATATAAAATTAGCAGAAAGATACAGGGTATTATCTTTCACCTTGGCAACTTTGATAGCTAATATTTTTCTTTGGTACATAATTGTATGGTTTCTAATATTCTATAACGAAGAACATGCAAAGAAAATGTACCTATATGCTACAGGACAGGAAAATGATAATCACAAATAAAGAGAGACAGTATTTAATCAAAAAGAAAATAGACAAAATCCTGATTGAATTAGAGGCAGAGCCAGAAGAGCCAGAAGAAGAATACGAATATTATGCCCTCCTTTCCTACCTAGAAATCTTGGAAAATGAACTGGACAAGCTAGAAAATGAACTGGAATAGTTTGCCATTAAATACTAGTAAAATGTATATCACAGCTACCTTAAAGGGTGACTGTGATATCTTTGTGCCTGTAGAAAAAGAAGAACACATAGATAAGGTAAAAAAGGAACTCCAATCTTTTATAGAGTGGCAAACTTGGGATATCAACCATCCAGGAGGAAACAACCTAGCATGAAAATACTTAATTATGCAATTCCAGAAATTGAACATTCAAATATTATAGTAAATGAAGGAAAACCTTTAGCGGTACTGTGGGTAAAAAATCAATTTGTAATTCAATACCTGGCTGAGGATACATATTTAGATAAGACTAAGTATGTACTGCAAGTAGAAGGGATAAAACCTAACGTAGATATAGACGTCAGTCTTAACTTTGATTACTCTAAAAACTCGATGCCAGAATATCGATACCTCAATTCCACCAACAACGATGGACAAACCTTAGCTTGGTACTGGAAAATAGACAAATGAAATACGCATATGATTTTTTAGAGAAAGCGTCAGAAACCTTGAAGCAGAGGGGGAAAGACTATGACACCGTGGAAAAAGAACCCTCTGGTGGCGAAAGAAGTATGGGAAAAACAGTACNGGTTTTCAATACCATTACAGGACATAAACTTCTAGAGTCAGAAGGGTGGCTTTTACTTCAGTTATTAAAAGACGTAAGACAATGGACTAAGCCAGAATATCATGAGGATAGTGCTGAAGACTGTATTGCATATGCAGCTCTGAAGGCCGAAGCCTTAAATGCTGAAAATGAGTCTAGGAACTGGCCATATCTGCCAGAGAGGAAAGATGAAACAATATAAGGAATTAGTACAAAAAGTAAAAGAAGAAGGATCTAGTTCTAAGGATAGAACTGGTACTGGTACTAGAAAAATATTTGGGCATATGATGAAATTTGATTGTTCATCTTCCCTACCCTTAGTGACTCTGAAATACACTCACTACCCTGCAATCATACATGAACTACTATGGTTCATTTCTGGAAATACTAATATTAAGTATTTGAAAGAAAATAATGTTAATATTTGGGATGAGTGGGCAGATCCCTTCGGAAATATAGGCCCAATCTATGGAGGCCAATGGAGGGCTGCAGGGGCAGAAGTGAGAGACTCAATAAGAGGCTGGAGTAAGTCAGGCGGAGTTGATCAGCTTGGAAATGCTATAGATTTAATTAAAAATAAACCAGAGAGTAGGCGAATTATAGTTGACTGCTGGGACCCCCTCAGTCTGCCTGATGAAGAATATAGTCCTAGAGAAAATGTAGGATTGGGAATGATGGCTTTAGCCCCTTGCCATATGATGTTTCATTTTCAGGTTAATAATAATGTTCTAAACCTGGTAATGTATCAGCGTTCCGTTGACTCTTTCCTAGGGTTGCCATTTAATATCGCTTCATATGCTATATTGCTTAATCTGGTAGCTATGGTTACAAACACAACCCCAGGAGTATTTACCTGGATGGGTGGGGATATTCATATCTATAATAATCATATGCTGCAAGTAGATGAAATGCTAGGAAGAGAACCACTAACACCACCTAAATTAGTTCTTAATAGGAAGACGAATATAGAATCTTTCGATTATGACGATATTAAAATAATTGAGTACAACTATCATCCTAGTATAAAGGCTCCTATAAGTGTATGATAAGCATTATTACAGCTACTTCTGTAACCGGGATAATAGGGATAAAAGGTGTTAATGACCTGCTATGGCATTGTAAGAAGGACTTAGAGTTCTTTAAAAAAATGACTACGGGGAAGAACGTAGTGATGGGCAATAATACTTTTAAATCTTTAAGGGGCAACCCTTTACCGGATAGATTGAATTTAGTGCTATCTAGAAGTGAAGAGCCAGGTAACAGAAATGGAGTTATCTACTTTAATAATATGAGAGACATAGTAAGTACCTATGAATCTCTAGTTGTTATAGGAGGGTACGACATTTACAACTTATTTATACCAATAGCAGATGAAGTATGTATATCTACAATAAGTTTAGACATACAAGGGGGGCAGGAATTTATATATTTCCCTGTAGAAAGTATGGAAAAAGAATTTTATATGGAAGCAGAAAGCCCAATAATCACAGACATAGACGAGGAATCAGGATTAGATATTTCAATCATTATAAGTAGATGGAATAGAAAAATCCCTAAATTACACTAATGAAAACATTTAATTACACAAAACCCAATGGCGAAACTTCAACTAGAAATTTATTTGTCCTTAACTCGCCATCTGATAGCTATTTTGGGATAGATTTATCTGAGTTCAATGAAGAGGAGCGCAGCCAATACAATAAAATGCTAGAGCAACTCATGGACTCAGTAAAAACAGAAATAGTAAATATTGGCCTAGAGCATAATTATAGGCGATTTAAAGAGGAAAGAATGAATGACCTGGACTAATGAAGTAGAAAAAAAGAAGATGTCAGAAGAATTAGCAGATAAACTATTGAAAAATACTGTATCAATATCTACTCCCGCTTATACCATTGCTTCACGAGTATTAGCTGGATTGTGTGTTAATCCCCAGCCATCAGATGATGAGCTTATAGAGAGAACCATGTCGCTGACAAAAAAACTACTGGAGGCACTAGCTAATGAACAAGAAAGTTTATAAGTCACTTAGAAAACAGCATGAAAAATGGCTTAAAAAAGTCCCACCCAATGAAGGGGACGTTTTAGTGCCCCTCGAACTTGAGGATGAAATAATGTATAAACTATTTCTTAGAGCTGAGTTGGAAGATAGCTCTTTCAATGATTTTATGGTAACCCTTATACGGAGACAGTTAGAAAATTATGTATCCTAGAGAAGAAGAAATTATAGGATGGGCGATCAAAAAAGGGATTGTAGAAGCAGACGATAAGCTAAAGCAAGGACTAAAAACTGTAGAAGAAATTGCAGAGCTTGTAAAACATTCCATCAAAGGAGAGGATATCAGGGATGATATTGGGGATATTTACGTCACAATAGTTGTCCAGGCTCACATGAATGGACTAAATATGAAAAAGTGTCATAAAAATCCCTACGAGATGGAAACTAGAGAGGAAACTAAGTTTGCGTTAGTTGATCTAGTATTAGCTGTAGGAATGCTACTGGATTCTATTGAAAGGGAAGATAGCGTAGATATTTGGATATCCAATATATACAATGGATTAATAAATATTTGTGATATGGAAAATTTGAGTCTTCCCTGTTGCATAGAAATAGCCTATAATGAGATAAAGGGGCGAACGGGAAAAATGGTGAACGGTATATTTATTAAGGATAAGAAATAAAATTACCGTTGGTAGTTAATTAAAAATTCTTTTTACTTAATACTGGGTTTTTTGCTATAATATTTATATTGAATCGGGAAATAAAAAATTTTATATACCTCGAAAAAAATAATTCTTGACATTAAGTCGATAATTTGATATAATATGTTTATATTAAAAATTTCCATTGATACGGAATAAAAATAATAGTATTGGTGCTTAGGAGTTCCACCTTAATTAGAGCTCTAGTGTTTTTCAGGGTTTTTCAACTTAACATAAAACCTAGAGAGGCTTCTTCTCTGCTTACTACCTCCTGTGGTGACAAAGTAAAAAAGAGCGTTCGGATTAGTGCAAGTTTGCTATCCCCCTAACGGCAGTAAAACTTCGGTTTCTTGCACAAATCTTTTATGGAGAATATATGATAATAAGGAAGAAGATTAGGGCGCTAGTCCAGCGTTACGAAGAAAGGAAATCTTTTTTGGATAAAGAATTTAATGAGGAACTTCTAGTTCTTCAGGCAAAATGTGATCATAGCGATATGACACGTTGGCAATATGAAATAGATACTTATGGAGAAGTAGCTAGTACAGCAGATGGAATAATGATAAAGTATAGGGAATGTTTAATTTGTGGAGTTACACAAAGTAAACCAGATGATATTAATGATTACGATTCTGAGGTAAAATTATGGTTATAACTGCTGCATATGGTAGGTTCTACCAGACGGAAGCAGAGGTAATGGTAGATTGGAACGATGGTCTTGACTTCAAAATAGTCGGTGGCCCATATATGAGCATTAGAGATAAAGTTAATATCATGGATAGCATTGTTTTTCATCAAGGAAAATTACTATTTTATATACAATTTGGAATAGTTTAAGAAAAGTTTATAATTCGGTCGTTCGGGATCGCACAGTATAATTCACAGTAATGTGGGAAAGACTTCTAGTTATAGGGAGTCGCCGAGCTTATTTACCCTGGTAAATAAGCTGGTACATCCGAAAAAGCCAAGCCGATTATTTCAGATCCTGTCTGGAATTGGTTTGTGAACAAGTCACGGGACGTGAAATAACCAAAAACACGAAATCATCGAAAGATGAGGTGTCCGAGTAAGGCGAAGTAGCAAGTCACGGTTAAAGAGTATGAATATTTTAGTCTAAGGGTGAAACCTAGGGCGGATAATCAAATATTTATGGTCAGCAATGATCGTACCTATTAGTTAGTAGCAGTCATGCAAAAACAGCAAAGGCGAAGAGTATTTTGTTTCTCAAAAGGAAATGAAGCCCTGGCGGTTCCTCGTCTTAAAAGATAACATTGCATTGTGGCTCAATGGCAGAGCAGTTCTATGATAAAGAAACCAATGTGGGTTCGAATCCCACCTATGAAACTAAACGCAAAGTGAATCGCCTAGGATAATCGATAAGATGCCTACTCCACATCGGTGGAGATCCAAACCTCGCAAGGGTAAGGGTTCGGTTATAGAGATAACGTAGTATCTTAGCGGATATGAACAGCCTGCGAAGGTTGACGTGATTAAAATAGCTGAGTAGATTAATCCTTAAAGGTCAGACGCTAGACCTGTAAACAAAACAGCGGCATGGGTAGAGAACTAAATCACTTGTTACAAAAGGGTTTAGTGGATATGTTGGAAACCTTCCTCCTCGCAGAGTGAAGAATAACCCAGCTAATGCTTTACTTCGAAAGACCTTAATCTCAAGTCTTTCATTCTTATTTAAGCTATTTAAGGATAACTTAAATAAGAATCCCGTAACTCCTGCGAAAAGGAGCGTGTATACTGTCATCGTTAAGGGCAGTTGGCAGATTCGGTAACTGTCATTATCACACCGAGGGTATGCTCAGGAGCCCTTAACGCCTGAGTGGTGTTTTTGTTTTTTTAATCCTAAACAAAAAAGCAGAGTAGATAAACTCTATAAATAATTTCTAGCGAGGCTGTTTGCTATGAGGATGCGGGAGCAACCAACAGCACTAATTAAGGTGATGAAGCTGAATGATTAAGCAGCTCCTTCATACGGAGTGAGTCGGTGGTTTGATTCCACCCATCACTACCAAACAATATTATGCGGGTTGCGTCAAGAGACCAGCCAGGGCTCATAACCCCAGTTAGCTAGGAGCGTTACCTAGGCCCGCTACCAAAAATATTCCCAGTTAGCACTCCGGGAGAGCGCGTTCCGCTGTTAACGGAAATAGAGGTTGGTTCGAGTCCAACACTGGGAGCCATCATCGACTAGAACAACCGTTCTAGTCTTTTTTGTGGGGTAAGCCGATCGGTTAGGCGACAGCTTGCAAACCTGTTCCAGGGGAGTTCGACTCTCCCACCCCACTCCAATTCAAGGAAGGTACCGCTGGGTAGGCTGGCAACTGGTGTTGAATACCAGGGTGACCGAAAGGTTAGGAGTTCGACTCTTCTACCTTCCGCCAATCTATGCGGGCTTCGTTTAACGGTAGGATATAGCGTTGCCAACGCTTTGATAAGAGTTCGATTCTCTTAGCCCGCACCATAACAAGGAAAATATATTGAGCGAACTATATAAATATACAAAAACTTTTAGTAACTTAGGCTACCTGTCAAAAGCACACATCGAAAAGATGAAAGATAATTGGCTAGTATATGCCAGAAGTTCTAAGAAAAGGAAAATTATAAATACACATATGTTTCCCAATAAAAAAGACGCATTATTAACTAGAGATGAAATTAACAGGTAGGAAAGTAAAATGAACTGGTGCACAATCAACGGGGATAAAGTTAAGCTGGAAAAAGAACTAGAAAACTTTGTAAATATAGAAAATATAATTATCCACGTTGGGACAGACGCGCAACGCGTCTCCAGCACAGAATCTGATTTCGTCACCGTTGTGTGTGTGCACGCTGTAGATCTAGGTATAAATAGGAATACGGTAAGCCGTATTTTTTATTGGAAAGATAAAAGGGTGAAAACGCACAATTTGTGGGCTAAGTTATATGGTGAAACGGAGAGAAGTTTGCGAATTGCTGTAAAACTTACAGAAGTATTCGGTCAAGAAATGGCTGATAGGATTTTAGTGCATGTAGATGCTAACCCTAATCCTCTGTATCAGTCTAGTAATTATGTTAAACAGCTAGCAGGTATGGTCATTGGGTATGGTTTCAAACATATTCTGAAGCCAGATGCTTGGGCTAGTTCACATGCAGCAGACCATATCGTAAAACATAAGAATGAAAGGCCCCATCTCTAAGTAAAATTTTATATTGCGTTGAAAGTAGTGTTTTTGCTATAATATATTTATGAATTGAGAAATTTGTTAATAATTTAGGGGAAAATATGAATATTGAATCTGTAAGAGCTTTCGCACATAAAGAAATGGAAAAATGGGGTCTAGTTGGCTGGACTTTTTCATTTAATAACGCAATATCGTACGCAGGAGTTTGCTACGGAAATAAGAAGGAAATTAGGCTCTCTAAGCCCATCTGTAAAATAGAATCTGATGATTTTATCAAAGACACTATACGTCATGAGATTGCTCATGCAAAAGCCGGATGCAGGCACGGCCACGATATAGTATGGCAGAACTGGGCAAGGAAAATTGGAGCGTCTACCGATGCTTGTTATGAGGAATCTCGGGCTATAAAAGAAGTAAGAATGTCTAGGGTGAAATATGTAATGTGTTTTGGAGGCCAGGTTGTGCAAACCTATCTCAGACGCCCTAACAAAAAGACTGTAGCGACCATTAAGGAACGATGGATTCCTGGTATAAAAGAAGAAACTTTTGGGAATCTCTACTTTGAGAACTATAACCCTTTAGTACATACGAAATTTTTAGAAGTATAATTAGTTGCTATAGTTTAATTGGAATAGAACACTTGGCTTTCACCCAAGACGATGCGAGTTCGAGTCTCGTTAGCAACACCACTCTCCTAGGAGAGATATAGAGAATATTAAAATTTATACTCTAAAGCTGAAATGCGCAGGACTGGTACACCAGGCAATCCTATTGGAACCTTAAACTACCCTGAGTATACTTTTATCATTGTATGAAACTAACAATAGTTATTTCGGACGCGGGTTCGATTCCCGCCTTCTCCAATACTGAGGGGAAGAATAGGCATCGACGGGATAGTAACGATAGGTAGACAATGTGTGATGATACACATAAAACATCAAAAACTAAACTAATTGCAAATGATGACAATTATTTCGGAGGTTTTGCACTAGCTGCTTAACCAAAGATGGGGTTGACTTGCCTTATTATCAAATAAGTTATCTAGCTATTATATGTAGTGAGAATACGGTTTAACTGGCCAAAATATAGTTCTTCTAAAAGCAACCTAGTAGCTAAGATCAGAAGTAAATCGGATCATAAGAATGGCGTGTCGATTGCGTTACCCGTCGGATAATGGTGGTAATCATTGCCCACCAACTAGCTCTTTAGTTCAATGGGAGAACACGACTGTTACATAGTTGAGACGAAGGCTCGATTCCTTCAAGAGCTACCAATGGGTTGTTAGTATAAAGATAGTACATCGGACTTTTAATCCGAAAGATGTGGGTTCGAGTCCCATGCAACCCACCAATACCTATATCAATACCAATTAGGTTAAAATGAATCTTATTACATTTTACAAAGATGTAATAATATTTAATTTAACACGGGTTTACAAAACCTGATTTTTGGAGCAAGAAAGAAAGTGGAAAAGGTATTTATCCTCAATGTAGCCTATGATAACATGAGTGCTACTATATATAAATGGGTAACTGGTATTGAAGATTTTATTAGTGATATGGAAGTAATGTATAAAGTATATGCAAAGAGAGCTAGAGAAAGACGGGAACTAGCACATCTGAGTGATAGATTACTGAAAGATATTGGTATTACCAGATCAGAAGTGTTGAATGAGGCAAGTAAACCTTTTTGGAGAAAATAATGAAATTATCAAAACGATCTTGGAAAGACCCTAAAACGGGAAAAGAAAGATGGGTAGGTAAAAAATGGAGCCATAGAAGCTGTAAGGCGAAAAGGCATCCTAATAGCAAGTACGCATAAACTTTTGGTTGTCAGCCAGATATTGGGTAAGCTGGCACTGTCTGTAAAACAGTAGTCGTTAAATCGGGTCGGGGTTCGATTCCCTGGGCAACCACCAAATGTCGCAGCCTGAGCGTAGAGGGTGAGCTCTCCAAAGCTAATAATATTGGACGTTCTAAATAGGGGGTTAACGTAAAATACCCCAATAGGTTATGGTCTTGTGGTCTAATAGAGGGACACCTCAAACAGCCAGAAAAGAATAAGGGGCTACAAAGCTAGTAGCCCCCTTTTCGTAAAAAGAAGGAGATATATGCTACTACTCAATCCAATTACTTGTCTGGCAGCCGCTATTTATTTTGAATCTAGGGGTGAAATTAAAATAAATAGGCTTAGAGTTGCACAAGTGATATTGAACAGGGTAGAAAGTCCAAAATATCCTAATACTTTGTGTGAAGTTGTAAAACAAAAAAACCAATTCACATTTTATTGGGACGGAAAAAAGGAAATAGTTAAAGAAACTAAGGCCTGGAAAGAGGCTAAGGATTTAGCAAAAGAAAGCCTAGAGCACGGATTACAGATGGAAAATACCTGCCATTATGCACAAAAAGAAATAGTGAATAAATGGACGGTAACAATGCAAAAAGAAGTACATGGTAAACATGCCTTCTATAAGGGCGGTTGCTAAAAAGGAAGATTGACAGAGAGGTAATGTGCCTGGTTGCTAACCAGAGGCCACCGGAAGGTGACAAGTGTTCGATCCACTTATCTTCCGCCAAAATTTATAAGTTCTTTTTTAACTGATATATATATGTATTGGAGAAGTCATTACTGACGTAAAAGGGAGTTATAAAGCAATGATGAGCCAGGAGCAAGCGCGCAAGACGGACGGGCTTATAATCTCCTCATCGGGAACTCCGTCCTTAATTTAAGAAACCAAGTAATTTGGTGATATAGAGAAAAATGAAATGTTCGTAGATTTGAATAGATATTTGTTACAAAGAGAGAAGTTTTATAGTTCAATGGAAAAATTACTTCATAGTAAAGATATTCCAGTAGAAGATAGAGCTTCTATCATAGAACGCCTAGCAACTCACCCCCGCCTAGATGCACTAAAAGATTATTTGGAGAACGAATTACTCTCACAAGTAGAAGATGAGCTAAAACAAGGAACTAGAAACATTTGATAAACCCGACCCAGAAGAGGACGACGACGAAGAATGGAACAACGAATAGATTTGCTGCGGATGACCCGCAACCAAGAAGTAAATATGAAAAATCCGTACCAGGGAAAAGGTAAGAGAATCCTTACAGTATGTAGTGCTGGCCTTTTACGCTCCCCGACAGCCGCGCAGGTGCTGTCGGAAGCCTACGGCTTCAATTGCCGTCCGGCGGGGGTTTCTATAGAGTACGCATTGATACCAGTATCTCTAGCCCTTCTATTTTGGGCAGATGAGTACGTTTTTATGGAAAGAGAACATCAAGCAGAAATAGAACGTATTTTCGCCGAAAAGGAAAATATCTGGAAACATAAACCAGTACAAATATTGGATATTCCAGATTATTTTGCATATGGGGATGAAGAACTAAAAAGATTAATCTTGGAAAAATATGTATTGGGATCGTAGCTAAATTGGGAAAGCACCTCCCTTGCAAGGAGAAGATTGAGGATTCGACTTCCTCCGATTCCACCAAATAATGGTTTTGTAGCTTAACTGGTAAAGCACCACCCTGTCAAGGTGTAAGATGAGGATTCGACTTCCTTCAAAACCGCCAATCAATAGGCTTTAGTACCCACTAAGGCCTATTTTTTTCATTTGAAATACGTTAGGTAAATTTGCTATAATATTTCAAATGAAAAAATAATAGCCGTATCGTCTAATGGTAAGACAGGAGACTTTGAATCTTTTGATCTAGGTTCGACTCCTAGTATGGCTTCCAGAAGCGGGTGTGGTGTTAATGGTAGCATGACAGTCTTCCAAACTGATAGTACGAGTTCGAATCCCGTCATCCGCTCCAAAAATTTTTATGCGCTGCTGGATTATGCAAATAGGCACAGCTAACGGGCTTAGACCCCGATCCATTCTCGGTTCGATTCCGAGGCGGCGTACCAATAGGCCGGTGATGTAAATGGCAAACATGCTAGAGTCAAAATTTAGTTACTGGGGGTTCGAATCCCCCTCGGCCCACCAGTTAGAGTATTAGTTATGAATATTAAAGAAGTAAGACTCAAAGCATTAGTTAGTAGCATCGCTCATAGCTACGTAGAGCTATCACAAAATAAAGTAAGGTGGCAGCGTGATGATCAAATTAAGCGATGTATAAAGCTACTAGAAGAACTTTACCCACGAGAAATAGAACAATCAGGAGAACTGAACGATGAATTCTAAGGTATGCAAACGGTTACGTCGACAAGCCGGAAAACCAATTAAAGCTAAATACATAGTAGGTAGACCTCCAGTTTTTGGGCCAAATGTTAGAAGTAGAGTACCAGGAGCTGTAATGAAGTTAGCTTCAGGCGTACCTACTAGACTAGATAATTGTTCTAGAAAAGTATATAAAAACTTGAAAAATACTGTGGGATAGTGCAGGGCACGAGGTCGGCTGTGACCCGATTTAAGGGGTTCGAATCCCCGTCTCACCCCAACTATAGGAAATAAAAATGCTTATATGGCTATTAGAAGCAAAAAAACTTAAAAAAATGATACTTCTGTAGTAGACCCCTGGGATCCTTGGTTTGATAAGGTATTCTCATTTGTAGTAGAAGCAAAAACAGAGCGAGAAGCTAGAGACTTAGCAGCAGAAGATGCAGGGGATGAGGGAGATGATGCCTGGTTACTAGAGAAATATTCCACCTGTACAGAAATAGGTCTTAGTAAGGCTTATGCAGAAGAAAGAATAGTAGTAAGAGATTTTGCAGGAACATGATATGCCCAACTACGCTAACCTGGCAACGCGCTTGGACTTAAAATTCAAGGTATCCCGGTTCGAATCCGGGGTTGGGTACCAAAATATAACGGGGATTAGCTGAGTTTGATATAGCACTGCGTTTGGGGCGCAGAGACGAAGGTTTGAGTCCTTCATTCCCGACCAATAATAGGAAATATAATGTGTGTAGTATCTATGATACATGATGATTGGAATAAAATAAATCCAGCATTTCTTGAATGGACTGCCCCTCCTCCAGCAGTAACGAGAGAAGAGCTAGCAAAATGGTTAGAAATAGATGTTAGCAGTCTGTGACTTATTTTGTGGTGGCGGAGGCGCTGCCTTAGGTCTTAAACAAGCGGGATTTGATATAATAGAAGGCTACGATATTAGAGCGCAGCCTTATTACCCGTTTGAAATGTTTGTAGAAGATGCTATGAATGTTGATATAGAACCTTATGATTTTATATGGGCATCGCCACCCTGCCAAGGGTACAGTACCCATGTTATCAGTGATGGAACTTGGGATAAAACTCAGGGCAAAAATGAAAAAAGATTAATTAATTTAGTACGAGAGAAAATAAAGCACAAACCATATATAATAGAAAACGTAACTGGAGCAAGGGAAGAATTAATAAATCCAATTATGTTATGTGGTATAACTTTTGGATTACCAATAGCAAGACATAGGTTATTTGAATCTAATATAGAACTAATAGAACCAAAGCATCAAACTTGCAGGGGAGTAGCTAAAAAGTTTGCTTTAGACAAGGGATGGGACTATAGAGATATGTCTGTTACTGGAAAAGGAAGACATGCGGGAACTTCGGATAGGTGGAAAGAAATTATGGGAATACCAGCAAATATGCGTATGATACAACATCAAATTAGAGAAGCTATACCTCCTGCATACAGTCAGTACCTAGGAAAACAGGTGATAAATGCTATCAGCATGTGATTTATTTTGTGGCGGCGGTGGAGTAGCCTATGGACTTAAACAAGCAGGATTTGATATAATAGAGGGCTATGATATTAAGCCTCAACCATATTACCCGTTTGAAATGTTTGTAGAAGATGCTATGAATGTTGATATAGAACCTTATGATTTTATATGGGCATCGCCCCCTTGCCAGGGATATAGTTGGAGTACTCCCAAACGTACTAGAAGTACTTATACAAATCTAGTAGAGCCAGTAAGAGAAAAATTAATTAAAAGTGGTAAGCCTTATATAATAGAAAACGTAATAGGTGCTCCACTAGAAAATCCAGTACAATTATGTGGTACTATGTTTCCAGAGCTAAAGGTATTTAGGCACAGACTATTTGAAAGTAATGTTCCTTTAGTTGTAGAAATGAAATGTCAACACAAAGGACATAAGGCTAAGGAAAGAAGAGCAGACAATGGAGATTTTTTCATAGTAGCTGGACATATGGTAGGTACCCTAAAAGAATGGGGAGATGCAATGGGAATATCCTGGATACCAAACAGAGATACTCTAGCAGAAGCTAATACCTCCGCTGTACAGTGAATATTTGGGGAAACAAGTAATAAAATTATTGAAGGAAAGGTAATAATGTATACAGTAGCTATATTGGATAAACAGGGAAAATGGACTAGAAAAGAAGTCAGTGAAGAAGTTTATTATTACATAAGGCAACTAGAAAATTATATAACCCACCCCAAAGTATCCAAGTTAAAAGAAGTATATAAGAATAGATTTAATACAAATAATAACGCACATTAAACTTTGCTGGTGAAGCCCTCTCTTGTAAAGAGGCGGAAGGTAGTTCGAATCTATCAATGTGCACCAAACATAGGAACATAAAATGTATATAATTAAAATGTTACACAAAGGAAAAACTAACTTTTTGCGTTACAAGAAAAAAGATAGGAATCCAGTATTAACAGAGCAGCAAGAAAGAGCATTGACGTTTGAGTATTTAGCCTCTGCACAAAATATTAGGGATGATATTTTACACCCTCATTTTAATTTATCAAAAGTAAGTATTGTACGCCTCAATAGTTCAATGGGCTAGAACACTCCCTTGGTAAGGGAGAAATAGTAGTTCGACTCTACTTTGAGGCACCAGGGTTTTGTAGCTCAAAAGGTAGAGCAGAGGTTTGAAGAACCTCGTGTAGCTGGTTCGATTCCAGCCGAAACCACCATAGGCCGGAAGCTTAAGTCTGGTATAAGCAACCGACTCATAATCGGTAGAAAGGGGGTTCGAATCCCCCTCGGCCTACCAAATAATTATTATTGACATTAGTATCTGTATTTTGCTATAATTAATTTATAAAATAAAGAAAGGATAAGAAAATGCTTGTAGATATAGGCCCATATAAAAACTGGATAGGCCCTTACCAAATTGCCGAACTTCTCAAATATGTAGGAGTGTCAGAAGATAAATGCGAATCAATTGGAGATAAATTGAAAGATACATGGGTAGATTCTCTGTGTTCCTGGATATTTAGCAAAAGAGAGCGCACAGTTCTAGTACGAATAGATGACTATGATACTTGGTCTATGGATCATACTTTGTCATATATAATCTTGCCGATGCTTAAACAGCTGAAAAAAGATACTCATGGAGCTCCTGTGGTGGAAAACATAGATGTTCCAGAAGGAATAAGGAATAGGGGGAAGGAAGAAGAAGAAGATAATGACGAGTTGTGGAGCGCACGATGGAACTATGTGCTAGACAGAATGATTTGGTCTTTCGAACAAATTATGGAAGATGACTGGCAAGAACAGTATTACACTGGAGAGCCAGATATCTCTGGTATAACTGGAGCTAAAAGTACCTTCAAAGTAGACCATGAAGGCATGGAAGCCCACCAAAAGAAAATAGATACAGGACTGAGATTGTTTGGTAAGTATTACCAAGGACTTTGGGATTAACCTCCGATAGTATAATGGCTATTACAAGTGGCTGATAACCGCTAGATTGAAAGTTCGATTCTTTCGCGGAGGACCAACTAATTATTGCTCTGTAGTGTCAATGGTAGCACGAGAGATTCCAAACCTCTAAGTCGCAGTTCAAGCCTGTGCAGAGTAGCCAATACATTGCCTTCGGCCCGGTGGACGGGTGACAACCTTCTAAGTTGTTTAGTTTCAGGGTTCGAATCCTTGCGAGGGCACCAAAATTTATGCCGGTGTAGCTGAGGTAGATTTAGCAATGTTTTCGTAATTCATAGACGGGAGTTTGAGTCTCCCCTCCGGCTCCACATTTAATACCCCGTTGGTCTAAGTGGAAAGGCAAGATCTTCCTAAGGTCTACGATGCAGGTTCGAGTCCTGTGCGGGGTGCCAACATTAAAGACATAAAGATATGATTTATTTTACTAGTGATTTACACTTTAATCACGTTAATATTCTAAAGTACCAAGCACATACTAGACCATACAAAGATCTGGATGAAATGAACAATGCTATCATCAACAAATGGAACTCTATCGTAACCCAAGAAGATACCGTTTATCTACTGGGTGATGTATGTATGGGAGAGCGAAGAAAAGCACCTTGGCTAATAAATAGATTAAAAGCAAAAGAGATACATTTAATCAGGGGTAATCATGACACTTTTTCAACTGAGGAGGAAAAACAATTATTTTCTAGTGCACAAGACTATTTGGAACTGAAAGTCAAAAGACAAAGGTTATTTTGTTCTATTTCATTATCCTATTTCTGAATGGGATAGNGGGCATAGAGGAAGCATACACCTTCATGGTCATTGCCATGGAAACCTGAGGGAAAAAGTTCCTAACAGGTTTGACATCGGCTGGGATGTTTTTGGAGAACCAGTATCTATTGATAGGCTAGCAAAAATGAGAAGTAATAAAGTAATAAAGCACCACTAAATTATTCTTTTGACAAGCACAGGTATAATTTAGTATAATATAATTTCAAAGTAAGAAATTAACGATAACACAATACCCTTGCCTAATGGATGGAACTCCTGCTACGAACTGGAGGTACTATAGGTTCGAGTCCTATCAAGGGTACCAATGACAATACAGAGGTATAAGAATGTCCCAACAATGGACCGATGAATTAAAGCAACAAGTAATTGAAGAGTACACGTCAAAAAATCCCACCCCAGAAACTACTGGAGATATCATAGAAGTAATTGCAGAGGAACATGGAAAAACCGTAAATGGTGTTCGTATGATCCTATCTAAAGCATCAGTATATGTATCGAAAGGTAAGCCTTCCTCATCTTCACCCGCTGAAGATAAACCAGCCAGAAAGACTAAACAAGAAAGCCTTGATGAGCTATCACAACTGCTAGAAGATCACGAAGTTCAACCAGATGATACTGTGATCAGCAAAATGACTGGAAAAGCAGCAGAATTTTTTATTAAAGCAATCAACCAAATTATAGAAGACTAAAATGGCTAGAAAAAGAGATGATGAGAATTTAACCAAGGCTAACTTAACCAAAGTTATTGGGCTTTTAGAACAGGAAAAACCTATAACAAAAAAAGCAGCATGTGAAATTCTCAATATTTCTTATAATACAGCCAGGTTGAAAAAATTAATAGAAGAATTTAAGACAAAAGAAGAACATAATAAAAAACGCAGAGCTAAACTCAGAGGTACCCCTCTGAGTAATAGCGAGCTGGCAATAATAGCGCAAGAATATCTAGGCGGAGAGCCCTTAACCAGTATTTCTGACTTTATATATAGACCGATTACTTTGGTTAAGAAAGCTATTAAGGAACTGAATATTCCAGAACGAGATTCCGAACATTCCTATCAGAATCCTCCCCTGTTGGAGGAAGATTCTATTTGTCAAGACTACAAAAGGGATGACTTAGTATATTCAGCTAGGTATCAAACTCCTGCGTTAATAGAAAAAAGTGAAGATAGTAAAGAAGGCCCAGCATACGTTATTTACCTCCTAGGTAAAAATCAGTGCTATGCTACACAACCCTATTGGGAACTAGCAGATTTAAGAAGACTACAAACTGAATTAAATGTTAATATTAAAGCTAGTCCTGGTATACCTCCTGCCTACAACCCTAGATAACAAGAAGGACAACGATGAATAAAGGTAGAGTGATCGGCTTATTAAAGCAATATGGAGATGGCATTTTAACTATAGGTAATCCTAAAAAAGAAACTGCTGTTTACTACTTATGTACATTGGACTTTAAGAACCAATATATTAAAAATAGAACGAAGAGAAAAAAGCCCTGGCCAAAGAATAAAACAGATATAGTAGTATTTAATTGGACAGATAATAAATATTCCATTCTGAACCCAGAGATAGTTACAAAAGTAACTCCATTATCTGAAATATTAGGGAATAAATCTTGAAAAAATATTTAGATACTCTGGCAAAGAAGTATTATGAAGGTAATCCTAAAATATCTGATGAGGAGTGGGATAGCCTGGTGGAATTTCACGAGTATAATAAGGTAGGCTACGAAGTACAAGGTGCAAATAAGGTTCACCATAAAAATAGATTATATTCTCTTCAAAAATTCTATGAAACAGATACTTTACCTTTTACAGATGGTGTAGTAACTCCAAAACTAGACGGTTCTGCAATATCACTAACTTATGTAAATGGTAAGTTACTTATGGCAGCCACCAGAGGGAATGGAATAGAAGGGGAAAATGTATTTAATAATTTTTATGCTTGGCCTAAAATACCCAATAACATTAGCCTGGCGGGTGTAGTTCAGATTGTGGGGGAAATTGTTGCCCCAAAAACAATTAAAAATTCTAGAAATTATGCAGCAGGTGCAGCCAGGCTTAAAAGCACAGAGGAGTTTCTATCCAGGGAAATAGAATTTATTACTTATACTATACATGCCCAAGATATGCACTCAAATAAATATTATTTGGAGGATTTAACTTTACTAGAAGCACTGAGTTTTAGGACAGTCAAGGAAGAAAATATAGCTGATATATACCCAACCGATGGGGTTGTATATAGAAAAAACTCTAATATAGAATTTAAGGCATTAGGGCATACCGATAAGCATCCTCGTGGCGCTTTTGCCTTGAAAAATACCAATGATGTAGAAATAAAGGAAACAGAATTATTAGATGTTCAATGGCAAATAGGTAAATCAGGAAAAGTATGCCCAGTAGCTATATTTGAAGAAATTGAGATAGATGGTGCAAAGATAAATAGGGCTAGTTTACATAACGCAGGATTTGTGGAAGATCTAGATTTATCTATAGGGGATATTTTATTAGTTACTAGAAGTGGGGGCATAATCCCCAAGGTTCTCGGAGTAGTGTGATTAATAATCACCCTGCACCGACCACCTTAGAAACTAAGATAATTTATTTTCCGCGCATGTGCAGGACTACCATAGACCAAATAAAAAATAGTTCTTGACATTTTATGTAAAATTTGATATAATATATAAACAATGAAGAAAGTAAAAATTATTAGTAAATGCCCTTCGTGTGATAGTGTACTAGAGCGCGTTAAAGATCAATTATTTTGCCGTAACTCAGATTGCGGTGGGTCACAAGAACGAAAAGTGGTACACTACTGTAAGTCCAGAAAAATTATAGGGCTTGGAGAAAAAACTATTGAAAAATTAGGCATAGAGACCATTGAAGACGTCTATAGTATCCAACCGGAGCTGATAATTGACATAATGGGCCAAAAATTAGGAGATAAACTAATTTCTGAAATAGAAAAATCTAAACAGGTAACAGTTGAGAAACTACTCCCTGCTTTTAGTATTTATCTAATAGGAACAGTGGCTTCTAAAAAACTCTACAAGGTAGCAAATACTATTGAAGAAATAACTTTTGAAACTTGTAAAAAAGCGGGACTGGGAACCAAAGCAACAGAATCATTAATAAAATGGATCGAATTGTCCTATCCGCAATTTAAAGAATTGCCCTTCCACTTCGTTTCTAGGGCTACTTCTACCGAACCGAAATCGCAGAATATTAAAGTATGTATAACTGGTAAACTAAACGATTACTCGTCTAGGGAAGTAGCTTCTAGATTTTTAGAAAGCAAGGGAATAACTGTAGTGTCTGGAGTATCGAAATCTCTGGATTATTTAATAACTGAAGATAATAAGCCTTCTAGCAAATTATCTAAAGCCAATAGTTACAACATACCTGTAGTAACTATATCACATCTAATAGAGGATATTATTAATGAGTAATACACAAAAATGGACAGAAGACAGGGTATCAACCCTAGTCGGCCTGGTAGGAAGTAATGTTGACCAAGAAGTAACTGCCGATCTACAACGCACAGCAGCAGAGCAACTTGAAGTATCAGTACGCTCGATTGCAGCTAAACTTCGCAATCTTAACTATTCTGTAGCATCTACAGCAGCAAAAATTGTTGCAGCATATACAGATGCTCAAGAAGAAGAACTAAGAGCTTTCGTGGAAAGCAACGCAGGTGCCTTCACCTATGCAGAAATTGCATCACAGGTTCTAGGTGGAGTGAAAAATGCCAAGGAAATTCAAGGCAAATTGCTTTCAATGGAACTTTTTGATAAAGTTAAGCCTACCCCTAAAGTTGAAGTAGCCAAGAAATATTCTGAAGAAGAAGAAGTTAAATTTGTAAAACTTATGAAAACAGGAGCTTTCTTGGAAGACATCGCGGAAAAAATGGGACGAGAACTTAACTCAGTACGAGGTAAAGCTCTTTCTCTAACCCGAGCTGATGATTCCCTAGTAATGCCTAAGCAAAAAGAAAGCCATGCAAAAACAAAAGTTGATGCACTCGGTGAATTGGGTGATGTTAGTGAAATGACTGTAGAAGAAATTGCTACAGCAATCGATAAAACCCCCCGTGGCATTAAAGTAGCACTTACTCGTCGTGGCCTTACAGCCAAAGATTACGATGGTGCTAAGCGAGCTGCAAAATTGTCTAAGGATTAATTTTAGCTCCCACCCCAAAAAGCGGAAGCAGGTTACTGTTTCCGCTTTTTTATGCCCGGAGAAAAAATGAATAGGCAAGTAACTATAACATTTGAGGATTTTGACTCCTTAACCGCAAAAGAAATAACAGACAATCTACACTCTGTATATGGCAGTAACGCTGATATAGAAGTATCCCCAGGGGGCCGGTCTCCCACCGCATATATACACTACGGTATATCCGAAATATTAACCCCAGATCAAGCACTTATATTCTTTGATGAGCCTGAACTATACGAAAAGAAACTTAAAACTTTAAGATATTCCACAATTAAAAAATTATTATACATCTTAAATGATGTGATTATGGAAAATGAAGATAAGTTTTCTAATTGAGGTAGAAAATGGCAGATATTCGAGGAATAGTATTATACAAGATACTCTCAAAAGAGGATGGATTCTTAGAAGCCTGGTCTAACCTAAAATTAGCCTATTTCGGCACAGAGTTTGCTCCTATATATACTAGCATGTCTAAGTTTTATGTTAAACATAGTAGTATCCCGACTTTTGAAGATTTAGATATTCACAACAGAAATACCGTATTAAAGGTCACCTTAGAAGCATTAAAATTAACAGAAAATATAGACGTAACTCTAGATTTAGCCGTAGAAGCATTAATAAATCAATACACACAAGATGAAGTATTATCAGAGTTGAATATATTTTTAGATGAAATAACTTATCTGGATACCTCTGAAATAAAACAAGAATTAGGCAATGTACTATTAAGCATAGAGGAAAAAACACTTTCTGCTGAAGAAGTTGTATTGATGAATGATATAGCTTTTATAGATGAACCAGAATTATTGGGATTAATGCCTTTGGGATTAAATAATACTTTTGATTCCCAACTAGGTGGAATGGCTCCAACAGAGGTTCTTGGTATTGGCGGGGTTAGAGGTACAGGTAAATCTAATGTTTGCTCAAACTTGGTAGTTAACCAATATGAGGCAGGAAATTCAGCATTATATTTCACGATAGAAATGCGCGCTAGAGAAGTATTCAATAGAATTTTATCCCTAATGAGCGGAGTTAGTTTAGCAAACATATCTAACGCAAAACTTAGCCCCATGGAACTTAGAGACATAGCCAAAATTAGAACAGGCATGTTTGTAGGCGCAGAGGATTTATTTGAGCAATATTTAGAAGATGAAAATTATACCCAGTTTGAAACCAGGCTTAATGCAACAAAAGAATTGAAAAAAGATAATCAGATAATAATGATTGATAATCAAGATCTTACATTAGCCAATATAGACTTAACAGTTCATAAGCACAAGATACAATTTGGGGATAAATTAAAATTAGTAGTGGTAGACTATTTGAATCAAATCAGCATGAAGGATAAGTATGATTGGAAAAATCAAATAGAATTATCAGCAAGGCTAAAAGCTATAGCCAGAAAACATAACGTAATTCTAGTGACACCTTATCAAATAGATAAGTCTGGTGAGGCTAGATTTTCCAAAGGAATACTAGACTCAATGGATATAGCAATGATTCTAGATAAAGGAGAGGGAAGAATAGATTTTAAATCTACTAAAACTAGGAATAAAAGAAGTTTCGAGTTTGCTTCTTGCGTTAATGAATCCACTATGAAAATAGACCCAAATGAAAATAATCTCCCACCCAAGGATGAAAATAAAGCAGAAACTAAGAAGGAGGCTAAAAAAGAGAATAAAGAAAGCCCAGAGGATTTACCCTGGTCCTAGTAGCTCCCTTTTTGTAAAATTGGTTTTGGTGATAAAATGAAAGTAGAAGATTTACTAACTAGAGAAAAACTAAGATATAAGTCCGCTGGAAAAGATGTTCTTATAAAGTGTTTAAATCCTGAACACCAAGATACGCACCCCTCTATGAGAATAGATAAAATTACTGGAATGTTCAATTGTTTCAGTTGCGGATTTAAAGGCAACCTTTTTACCCACTTTAATGAGTCGGTAGACACAGTAGGTATAAAAGTATTACAACTTAAAGAAAAAATATCAGGAATATTAAATAATGAAATGTTACTACCAAGAGGCAAGGAACCATTTATCAGAAAACACAGAGGAATTTCTGGCAAAACATACGAATATTTTGAAGCTTTCTCACATGACGATTATGATGGGAGAATTGTATTTCCCATTCGTGACATTACTGGCCGTCTACTGGCCGTTTTAGGAAGATACGCCTTCTCTGAGGCTAGCCCTAAATACCTATTCGATCCACCACAGGTAGAATTATCAATTTTCCCCGCTAGGCCAGAAATGTACAAAGAAACGGTAATAGTAGTAGAAGGAATTTTTGATGTATTAAATTTATGGGATAAGGGAATTAAGAATGTAGTATGTACTTTTGGCAAAAATATGGGGGAAACTAAGAATAAGCTGAAACGGGCTAAAAATATAAATAAGTTTCTGCCTCTAAAAATACAGGGAGCTAAAAAATTATATATTCTGTATGATGAGGGAGCACAGACCTCGGAGGATAAGATGGTAAAATTGCTTGAAGGTCTATTTATAGTTGAAGCAGTAAAGTATCCAGCTTTCACTAAAGACAAAGATGCTGGTAACTTGAATCAAGAGGAAGTTAACGCTCTGAAGGAATACATCTATGATAAATAAAATATATACCAGGAATGATTGTGCATACTGCTCGAAAGCAATGAAATTACTAGATGATTTAGGAATTGAATATTCAATAATTAAATTATACACGATACAAAGTATAGCAGAATTTAAGAAAGATTGTCCTGGTGCAACCACAGTACCTCAAATTATAATAGATGGTAAACTACTTGGGGGATTCGACAAATTAGAGGAATATGTAAATGCATTCAATAGCCATAGTAGATAAGTTTAATAGAGGTACAAACTATGGAAATATATTTCCTGCTATTAATATAGATGAATACCACCTATCCTCAAAAAATAAGAAAAAATTACTAAAAGCAGATAAAGATATTGAAATAAATACTGATGAGTACGATTATATAATTTTAGTGGGAGCAGATGCTACTAAGCATTTTACCAAAGCTACAGTATCCTCTCATCAAGGTTATCTAGTAGATGATAAATATTTGCCTATAATTGACCCAGCTATGCTGCTATTCAAGCCTACAATGCAATCCTCTTTCGATAGAGCGGTACACAATATATTAGAATATATTGAAGGCACTAAGGAGAGAGCAATAGAGCGAAAGGCAAAGGGAATCAAGGATGAGAATGAAGCAGAATCAGTTCTAGAATATATTTTTAATTATGGCCCAAGGGCGGTGGCCATAGATACAGAAACTTCTGCTCTTTACCCAAGAGATGGAAACCTATTAGGAGTTTCTATATCCGCATCCATAGATGAAGGATTTTACATTAGTGCTGATGTTTTAACAGAAACCTGTGAAGAATTGCTACAAAAAATAATAAATAAACATCATATAGTATTTCAAAATTCAAAGTTTGATATGAGTTGGATGATGTATCATCTAGGGTTAGATTTTAAGGTATCTGATATTAAAAACCCAGATACTTTTGATGATACTCTGCTAATGCATTATATTTTAGATGAGTCTACAGGGACACATGGTCTCAAGGATTTATGCATCAAATATACCGATCTTGGTGATTATGACCTAGATTTAGATACTTTCAAAAGAACATATTGTAGATCACATAAAGTTAGGCTGAGTGATTTTACTTATGATTTGATCCCCTTTGACATTATGGTCCCCTATGCTTGTAAAGATGCAGTGGGTACACTAGAGTTATTTCTAAAATTTAATGAAATATTAGAAGGCAAAAGAATAAAAAATGCTTATAATATGATTAAAAAGGGAACAAAACTATTAGTTTATATGGAGAATAATGGTGTACCTTTCTCTAAAACTAAACTACTAGAGGCTAGAGAAGTATTATCTGCTCAAATTTATGAATTAGAGCAGGGTATTTATAAATTTCCAGAAATAAAACAGTTAGAGGGTGTCCTAGGGGTTAAATTTAATCCTAATTCAGTTATACATTTAAGAAAGTTATTTTATGATATATTAGAATTGCCTAAGCATGGAAAGAAAACTGCAACAGGAGAAGACAGTGTAGATGCCGAAGTACTGGAAGAATTATCTAAATTACACCCAATAGTATCTAAAATTGGGGAAATAAAAAAAGCTAAAAAAATTAAATCAACTTATATTGATAAAATAATTCCTAACCTAGATTCAGATAGCAGACTAAGGACAAATTATAACTTAACTACTACAACCTCGGGGAGACTTAGTAGTTCTGGGAAATTAAATATGCAGCAGCTTCCCAGAGATAATAAAATAGTAAAAGCCTGTATAAAAGCCAGGGAAGGATATGTTATAGTATCTCAAGACTTAGCAACAGCTGAAATGTATTGTGCTGCCGTACTTTCCAAGGATAAAGCTTTGATGAAAGTTTTCATTGATAAACAGGAAGGTAAAGGAGCAGATTTTCACTCAACCATCGCACATATGGTATTCAGATTGCCTTGCAAGGTAACTGAAGTCAAAGTGTTATACCCAACTGTTAGACAAGCTGCTAAAGCTATTTCATTTGGAATTTTATATGGTTCAGGCCCACAAAAGGTTGCAGATACAGTAAATGCAGAAGCAGAGGGTAGCTTTACTCTACAAGATGCTATAGATGCTATAGAAAGTTATTTTGGAACATTCCCAAAACTTAAAGCCTGGTTAGAGAAAAATCGTAGGTATATAAAAGATAATGGCTTCATCTACTCTATATTTGATAGAAAGAGAAGATTAGGAAATGTTGTATCTAAGGATAGGGCAACAGTAGGACACGAAGTACGTAGTGGGATAAATTTTCTAGTACAATCTGTTGCTTCCGACATAAATTTATTAGCAGCGATAGAGCTTCAAGATTATATTATTAAAAATAATATAGATGCTAAGTTGTTTGGTCTAGTGCACGACTCTATTTTAGCAGAAGTTAAAAAAGAAGATTTGGAAGAATACTTACAAGTTATAAAGCATATTACCCAGAAGGACCATGGTATAATGATTCCAGGCTGTCCAATAGGGGTAGATCAGGAAGTAGGGGCGGATTACTCCTTCAAAGAAAGTGTTTCTTAATAAGATTACCTGGCCTATATACGAAATAAGAAAACATAGAAAAATATGGGAAAAAAACAATGTACTCTATATCGAAACGGAATTTAATATAGAGTACGTTTTGGATAATAAAAACCTAAAGGGAAATACTTTAGGGATGCGCAGATTAAGACTTAAAGATATAGAAGGAATTACTATTTATAACTTAAAGAAAGTGTGTTTTACAATGTATGATTTATTGCAGTGTAAAAACAAATATTTTATAGATAGTGCTGGTATTTTATTAAATTTCAATAAAAAAACGCGTAGGAATTTAATATATAAGAAAGTTATCGATACAGATATACAAGATAATTATGTATTTGCTTTTTGTGAGGATATTTTCAAGCCCATAAAAATTCCCTTTATACCTTATATCATGCCTAGGTATTTAGGCCTGTTAAAAATTGATGGAGATTATTTATTATATGAGTTATCTGAAACTAGAAAGAAAAATACTTGGAGGTTATTATAGTGGCAAAAGGAGTAATAAGCAATAGGTTGTATCTTCCAAAAATAGATAATCTATTTAAGACTTGCTTAACTGAACTGACTTATAAGATTCCTAGCACCAGAAGAAATTTACCACCCGAAATATATAATGATATAGCTTTAATTAGTGATAAGGTCTTTTCTATCCCTGTGGGCAGAATGGATTTAGTACCCAAAGATATAGAAATGGTAGATAAAAGAGTCATAATTCCGGTAACTTTACCTGTCCCAAAAATACCATTGAGAGAAGATCAGGAAGATATTTTTAACTTGGTAACTGATAATTGTTTGATAAATGCTAAACCCGGTTATGGAAAGACGTTTACGGCATTACATATTGCATATAAGTTAGGATTAAAAACTATAATAGTGGTGCATAATACCACATTAAGAGATCAGTGGGTGCTAGAGGTAGAAAAATTATTTGGGTTTGTACCAGGAATAATTGGAACAAATAAATTTCAGTCTGACACCCCCATAGTAGTTAGCAATACACAGACTTTAGGAAAATATATAGGTAAATATTCCAAGAGCTTCGGCACTATGATAACTGATGAATGTCACCGGATTCCCTCAACTACCTTTAAAAAAATAACAGACGCTTCGTATGCGAGATATAAAATAGGACTGAGTGCTACGATTAAGCGTAAGGATAATAAGCATGTTTATATACCCGATTATTTTAGCAAAGATAGGTATACACCCCTAATTGATACGTCTATACCTCCTACTATATATTGTATTCACACCAATATAGCATTAAAAGATAGTTTGGGGCACTGGGTACGAAAAATAACCGATCTATGTGAAAACCCAGAGTACATAGACTTAGTATGCAAGCTAGTAGATATAAAGTCAAATAAGGATGGACACAAGGTATTAATGACAGGAGATAGATTAGAATTCTTGGAGAAATGCCACGAAAGAATACCTAACTCTAGATTAGTAAACAGTTACACGAAAAATAGAATGGAAATCCATCAGGAATTTATTGATGGAAATGCTAGAAGCCTAGTGGGAACTACTAGCATTTATAAGGAAGGTATCAACATACCTCCCTTAAGTTGTTTGGTCTTAGGGGGGCCCATAAACAACGAACCTTTACTTGAGCAGATAATAGGCAGAATTACTAGACCCTACAAAGGGAAGAGAAACCCAGAAGTAATTGATATAGTGCTCAAAGATAAAGTGAGTCGAAGGCAATTTGCCCAGAGACTCAAGTATTACCTATCCAAAAACTATAAAATCATAGAGGTTGATAATGATTAGATACGATTGGAATGTAATGAGGAAACTTCCTATAAATGATTTAATGGTAATAATATTTGCACTTGCTAACCATGAGAATTTACATGATTATCCAAGAAAAATATTGGAGCCTATAAGTAACTTTGAAGACATGAGTGCGTATTTACTCAAGCCTCTGCCCTTCATACTTGCTAAGAAAAAATCATACAGAAACGGAAATTTACTTATATTTAGAACTGGCTGCATATCGTAGCTACATTGAGTATAAAGACACAGGAAGCTGTAGGCTTCCAACCAACTACATCAAAACGAAGTATAATTTAGGTAAACTCAAATTTAATACTATGTTAGATGTAACCGATAAAGAGATAATCTTTAGATATGAGGAAAATTAAAAATGGCAAAAAGCTTTAGCAGTACAAATGGCCAAGCTAAAAAAGGTGGCGAATATTATAAATGGGTAGATGGAGAACAAACTCTCCGTTTAGTAGGCGATGTAGTACCAAGATACGTATATTGGAAGAAAAGCACTGATGGGAAAAATATTTCCGTAGAATGCCTGAGTTTTGATAGGGAATTGGAAAAATTTACAAACATTGAAAAAGACTGGTTCCAAGCTGCTTTTCCAGATCAAAAATGTTCTTGGGCATACGTAGCACGGGCTATTAACCCCTCTGATAAAGGAAAGACAATTTTAATTCCGATGAAGAAAAAATTGTATGCCCAAATCATGGATGTAGCCGCGGAGTTGGGCGACCCAACCGATCCCAAAACTGGCTTAAGTATCGCAGCATAGTCCTGGCCAGAATAAATCTCTCTAATTGCTGGAACATCTTGATAAGTTAATATCCAACAACGTAACTAGAAATGGTAGGCGTGATAGGTAAAAAAATATTAAATAGAGAAAATCAGCAGCGAAGCTTCTAAGTAATTTATATTATAAGAAGAACGTTCAACGACTATCCGAGAGGAGTAGGGTTAACTAAACCCGAAACGGGAGATACACTAAACACACTATACAATAGGAGTTTATAGAAATGATTACGAAAGAAAAATTAATAGAATTATCCGAAAAGGGATTAACTATTAAAGCACAGGCACAAGAGCTAAACGCAAACGAAACTACAATTAAAAACTATAGAAGAGAATATAATTTATCTAAATGTAGTAATAGGAGAAAAACTATTATTACAAAAAAAGAAATGCGAGACTTGTTAGATCAAAGATATACAATTGAGCAATTAGCGAAGCATTTTAATTGTGGTACAGCTGTTATAAAGAGAAACAAAAGGGAATTGGGTCTAGTAGGATATAAGACTAATGAGAGTCCCCTAACAGACATAGAACTTGAAAAATTGAAGGGCAGTGTCGACTCAAATTTATCTTTGATTGAAACTTCTACGCTAACTAAAATATCAACCTATAGAATTAAAAAATATCTTGATGCAGATTCTTATAAAAAATTATGTAAATTTTCAGGTTTAAATTCTGCAAATAATTTAAGAATAGGCACGCTAGAACCTATGCTAAAGCCTAGCAACGTGTCCGCATATGTATTAGGTTATCTAGTAGGTGATGGAAATATAGATAATAGAGGCTGTGTATCGGCAGTTTCCATTGATTTAGAATTGATATATTATTGCGCTAAGTTTTTTAAGACAGGGGTAAGAACCTCTCTCGATTCCTCCAGCGGAAAAATATATTCTTTTTCTGTCGGAGATTGTCGTTTCTTAGATAAATTTAAAGAAGTTACTAATTTAAAACCCGCAAAAACGTATAAACCCTATAATATACCTTTATGGGTAACAGAGAATATGGATTATTTTTCTTATTTTATTGTGGGTTTATTTAACGCAGACGGCTGGGCATATAAAATAGATGACCATAGGGTTGAATTAGGTATAGTACAACATGTTTCTCAAGAGCGTTTATTAAAAGAATTAAATATCTTTTTAGATTGGAATTTTTATTACCAATCAACAAAAGATACCTGTACACTTCAAGGTAAGAGTAAATCAAATCTTGAAACTTTCGCAGAAGTTTACCTGTATAATGAGTATGCTTTAGCTAGAAAAAAATTAATCATTTCTTCGTGTGAAGATATAGTCTAATCTTTGTAGAAATATAGAGTAAATTNTCAAGGGGACTTGATAGTTAATAGAGTTAAAACAGGAACAGAAGCGTTCAATGTAGAGTACACTCTTAAGCAATTAAAGTGCAAAAATAGAGAACTTACAAGTGAGGAAATGGAAACCATTTCTAATATGCCTCCAATTGATGACTTAGTTCCTAGGCAAAATCCTGATGAGCAGAAAGAGTTTATCAACAAAATGTTTTTCGCCAGTGAAAATACTGAAACAGATGAAGAGTCTGTGAATGACGTAGACGGACTAAAAATACTAGTAGTTCCCCTTTTTAGAAAAATTAGGGGACTATTTCTATGGAGAAAAAATGAGCAAACTTTTATTTTCTGCTGATTGGCATATTAAACTAGGGCAAAAGAACGTACCAAAGGAATGGCAAATAAATAGATTTAGAATGTTATTTGAGCAGTTACACTACCTAGAGGAAGAAGTAACAATGCACGTAATAGCTGGAGATATATTTGACAGCACTCCTTCCCTGGAAGAATTAAAATTATTTGTAGAATACTTACTTCAAGTAAATATCCCAACATTTATATTTGATGGAAACCATGAGGCTAGTAGAAAGGGACATACCTTTTTTGAGCAACTTAAACCAATATTTGAAAATCTAAATAAAAAAGTATTCGTAATACTTGGTGTACAGGAATTAGCAGGGATGGACATAATTCCCTACACTGACTTAAAGAAATTTAANNCAAAAGACTTCAAAAATAAAATACTACTAACTCATGTGCGTGGCAATATACCACCGCATGTTAAAATGGAGATAAACCTAGAAAAATTAGATAGGTGGGATTTAGTTTTAGCTGGTGACTTACATTCCCANTCAAATTCTCAACGTAATATAGTATATCCAGGTAGCCCAATGAATGTAACCTTTCATAGAAAAGAAACAAAAACTGGGGTAATAAAATTTGACAATGAAACTGCAGAGTACGAATGGATGCAATTAAATTTACCACAGCTTATTAGAAAAACAGTGGATAATGAAGAAGACATGATCCAGACTACTTTTAACCATACAATATATGAACTGACTGGGGATTTAGATAAACTAACTAAGGCGCAAAAAATAAACCCGCTGCTAGATAAAAAGATAATAAAAAGAACAGTAGATGCTTCGATAGACTTTAGCACGACGGATACGGTAGAAGAAGAACTACTTTTATTTCTCAAGGAAGTAAAAGGGATCAAGGACACTGATAAGATAATGAAGGTTTTCAATGATAATATTCAAGCAACTTAGTTGGAGTAACTTCTTTAGCTATGGTGATTCTAATAGTATAAACCTCGTAGAATCACCAGTAACGCAACTGGTTGGGGAAAATGGGGCTGGTAAAAGCTCCATAGCTTTAATAATACAAGAAATACTGTATGGTAGAAATATTAAAAAGATTGTTAAAGCAAATCTAAAGAATAGAAACCTAGCGGGAGCACCAGAAGCTGAATTATTATTTTCAGTAGACAATACAGAATATAAGGTACACATCAAAAGAGGTAGTAAATTAGTAGTTACACTTCACAAAGATGGGGAAGATATTTCTTCCCACACAGCTCCTGCGACCATGAAATCTATAGAGAATATACTAAACATAGATTTTGATACTTTTTCTCAATTAATTTATCAAAGTAGTAAGATAAATTTACAGTTTTTGACTGCAACTGATACACAAAGAAAAAGATTTTTAATAAAGCTATTCAATCTAGAGAAGTATATGGAAATATTTGAGCAATTTAAAAAGAAATTAGCTAGAAGTATCTAAAGAGGTCGCTGAGATTAATGGAAGATACGCTGTATATCAAGATTGGATAGATCAGCATAAAAATGATGATATGGAAGTAAGGGAACTATTACCTATTAAGCCAGTAGACGAAGATAGTATAAAAACTTTAGGTAGTTTAGAAAAACAAAAAGTGCAAGCGGATAGCATTAATAAAAAGGTTAATACTAATAATATGTATAAACGTCAATTAAAAAATATTGACAGTACATTATTAGCTAAGCCCTTAGCTGATCTTAGCGGCATGAAGGAACTGCAAGATAGGCAAACATCTTTAAAAACCCTTTCATCTGAAAAACAAAAAATAATTAAGAAAATAGACGCATTAAGCGATGTTTGCTACGTCTGTAAGCAACCAATAGATATCGGCGACAGCAAAAAATTGGCCGAAAAATGCAGAAGTGAAATAAAAGAATTTGATTTAGAATTGAGTAGTATCATCACATCACTTCAAAAATTAAATAAAGAAAAGTTATATAATAAGGAAATAGGAAAAGCTATCAAGGAATTTGAAGATTTATCCAACTTAATCGACAATGATCTTGATACAGAAACAATAAATATAGAAGAAGTGCAAAATGAAATTTCTGAATTATCTAAAAAGATTTCTGCTGCTGAAAAAGAACTAAAGCAAGCACAGACTAAAAATCAAAGTATAGCTGCCCACAATTCCAAAGTAGAAGTTCAGAGGGAGCAACAAAAGGACTATAGTAGTAAACTTCTAGTAGAAATGAATAAGCTAGAAAAATTATTTGATGTCACTTCGCAGCTAGAAATTCTCAAAGACGCATTTAGCACTAATGGTTTAGTGAGCTATAAATTAGAATATTTAGTTAAAGATTTGGAACTGGTCATTAATGAATATTTACAGGAGTTATCTAGAGGGAAATTCCAGGTAACTTTCATATTAAAAGGGGAAAAACTAAATATAGAAGTATTGGATGCTGGAAAAATTATAACTATTAATGAAGTGTCGGAAGGGGAATTAAGTAAAATTAATGTATCTACACTTCTAGCAATAAGAAAACTGATGCAGAATTTATCTAATACAAAGTTAAACTTATTATTTTTAGATGAAATTATGGGTGTACTAGATAAGCACGGAAAAGAAGATTTAATAAATATTCTTCTTAAAGAAGACTCCTTAAATACCTTTCTAGTATCACATGAGTATAAACATCCCCTAGTTCCATCACTTAACATAGTCAAGGAAAATAATATAAGTAGAATAGACTATGAATAAGAGAATAGTTAAATGGTAGATTCAAGACAAAAAGGAGCTCGGGCCGAAGCAGCCATGGTAAAGCTTTTAAAAGAAGCTACAGGGTTAAATTGGAAGCGTACGCCAGGCTCTGGAGCATTACACCAAGATCATCTTCTTAAAGGTGACATATATATTCCAGGAGAATATAATTATTACTGTTGCGAAGTTAAGCATTACAAAGAAGATCATCTTACAAGTAAAGTATTAACAAGTAAAATTCCTCAGCTACTAGAGTGGTGGAAACAATCTCTAAGGCAGGGCAAACAAGTAGACAAGATTCCTATACTATTTTTCAAATTTGATAGAAGTAAATGGTTTGTAATGATGCTAATGCCTGAGAAATACAAGGAAGACACTAAAGCAATAATATTACTACCGGAAAAGGTAATAATATATACCTTTGACTACTGGCTAAAAAATGTGTTACAATATATAAGGTGGAAGAAATGATGAAAAAAATATATGCAATTTTAATATTGCCCCTGCTGCCCGGCACAATACTATTAGAAAGCCTATTGAGCGGACGAGATATAATGGTGGTAGCTAAACTATCTTGGTAATTCTTGGGAGAGTTTCTGGAATGATTAGATATACAATTAAAGTAATGTTGCACTTACTATACATAGTAGGTATACCATTTTATGGCACTGGTAGACTGGGCAATGGGCAATGGGACATTTAGTTATATCTGGCATGTAAAATATGCTTGGAATTCAGGAGTATTGTTGTTTAATGAGTAAAAGTTTTAATAGCACAAGAATAAAGAAGAATAATTTGCTTGTAGTAGATGGGTTTAATTTAGCTTTTAGATTTAAACACGCTAATAAAAGGAATTTTGCCGGGGAATATTTACAGACAGTGCTTAGTTTTGCGCAAAGCTATGGTGCAAAGAAAATAGTAGTATTATCTGATGGTGGATCGAACTACAGAAAAGAGTTATTCCCTGAGTACAAGGCTTCTAGAAAAGAATTGAGGGCAAACCAATCACAAGAGGAAAAAGATAATTTTGAGTTATTCATGCAAGATTGGGAAGTAGCTTTTGAACTATGTGGCACGGAGGCAATAACTATAAAATATATAGGTGTAGAGGCTGATGATATTGCAGCTTACCTATGTGGAAGAAAAAATGTACTAGATCAATTTGATCATGTATGGTTACTAAGCACAGATAAGGACTGGGATTTACTTATAGGTGATAAAGTGTCAAAATTTTCCTATAGAACTAGAAAAGAAACTACATTGGAAAATTGGAGTGAGCATTACTCTTATAAACCAGAAGACCATATAAGTATAAAAGTTCTACAGGGAGATAAATCTGACAGTATTCCTGGAGTTATAGGTATAGGGGAAAAGAGAGCTGCGACTTTACTGAAGGAATATGGCACGGCTTATGATATATACTCTTCATTACCCATACAGGATAATAAAGTATATATACAAAATCTAAATAAATTTAAGGAACAAATATTAATTAATTATGAATTGATGGATTTAGTATCCTATAGTGAAATAGCCATAGGAGAAAATCTCAAGGATTTAGAGAAGAAGATAGGAGAAATATTAGAATAATGAGTTTTGAACAAACATCTAATCCAGAATATTCTACATTTATAGCATTAAGTAAATATGCTAGATGGCTGCCAGAGAAGCAGCGACGTGAAACTTGGGAAGAAACGGTAAATAGATATATAGATTTCTGGGTAAATAAAGGAAAAATAACAGAAGAAGAAGGCCAAGAGTTATATGACGCTATTTATACTCTAGAAGTAATGCCTAGCATGAGAGCTTTAATGACCGCGGGGGTAGCACTAGACAGAGACAATGTAGCTGGGTTTAACTGCTCGTATAAAGCTATAGAAGGTTTAGGAGAAGGTTTAGAAGTTTATACCGATGAAATGTATGAGGCAGGTATTGAAGCTCCCATAACTATAAATATTAGTAAGCCCATAGACTTTGATGAGTCTATGTATATTCTAACTTGCGGAACTGGTTTAGGATTTAGCTGCGAAAGACAGTATATTAGTAATCTACCAACCATAGGGCATAAACTTCCTAGAAAAACATATAAAATTAGTAAAGAGAATTACCCAGGAGTTCCAGTAGAGGAATTATCAACTATAGACCATAATACAATTAGAGTTGCTGATAGTAAATATGGCTGGGCATCTGCTCTAAGAATTTTGATAGTCGAATTGTATAATGGAAATTTTTGGGTAAACTGGGATATGAGTGAAATAAGACCAGCGGGCGAGCCCTTAAAAACGTTCGGCGGTAGAGCTAGTGGGCCAGACCCTCTAGTGACTCTATTTTCATATTGCAGAGAAGTATTTAAAAAGGCAAATAAGCGTAAATTAACCTCTATAGAAGTTCATGGAATTATTTGTAAAATAGCAGAAGTGGTAGTGGTAGGCTCAGTAAGACGTAGTGCTTTATTATCCTTAAGTAATTTATCTGATTCACGAATGCGCACAGCTAAATCTGGGCAGTGGTGGAACCATAATCCGGAATTTGCATTATCCAATAATAGCGTGGCTTACACAGAAAAACCGGACTCAGAGACATTTCTCAGGGAATGGCTAAACTTAGTAGAAAGCAAAAGTGGAGAAAGAGGTATATTCAACAGGGTTGCAAGCCAGAAAAGAGCAGCTGTAAATGGAAGGAGAGATACTACTCATGCTTTCGGAACCAATCCCCTGTTGTTTTACTGGAGATATGCGATTGCTGACAGATGAGGGTTATCAATCTTTCAATAATCTTAGTAAAAAAGATTCCGTAAATATCATGAATCCTACAGGAAAAGTGACTAAGGGAAAAGTATGGGAAACCGGGATGAAAGAAATTGTAGCCATAAAATTTCTGATGGATAAGCCTAGTATTTACTGCACTTCTGATCATATCTTTAAAACTAATGATGGAAGGGAAGTTGCCGCAGAAAATTTAAGAAAAGAAAGACCAATGCCCCACTATAGTATAAAAAATACTTGGGATAAAGAGGAATTTCTAGCGGGATTTATACAAGGAAACGGAGCTACATCTAGATTACTGTCCAAAGAACATAAAGGTTTGGAAGTTTACTTTAGTAAAAAAGACATAGATATTGCTGAAACTTACGATCAAAAAGTCGGTTCTTGGTATTCTAGAGAGGCTAGAGATATAGCCGAAAAGTATAATCTAATCCCGGAAGAATTACCTTACAGATACATAAATGAGGAAATATTAGAAAAAGAAGTAAATGATTTTATCGCTGGACTATTTAGTGCCAATGGCTGTATTATAAAAAAGGCAAGGGTTGCATTAAAAACAACGTGTGAAACCTTAGCCAAACAGGTAAAGAATTATTTATCTGAAAAATTAGGAATAACAGCATATATAACTACTAATAGAGGAGAAAAAGTAAAATTTAGTAATGGAGATTATATTTGCAAAGAGAGCTATGATTTAAATATTAGTAATTATGCTGATATTTTAACTTTCGCAAAATATATTTCTTTTGGGCAAGAGTATAAGAGAAATAGTTTAGAGGAATTAATTATATGTAAAGCACCTTATGTATGTAGTGTAAAGCCTGCTGGTAAGGAAATGGTCTATGATTTTAGTGAGCCTGAAACTCATTGGGGAATAGTAGAAAATTGTGTAGTACACAACAGCGAAATAATACTAAGAGATTCTCAGTTTTGCAACTTATCAGAAGTAATAGTAAGAGAAAATGATTCAATGTCTGACTTAATGANNAAAGTTAGATTAGCAACAATATTAGGAACCTTACAAGCTACCTTAACTAATTTTATCTACCTTAACCCAAAGTGGAAGCAAAATACAGAAGAGGAAGCACTTTTAGGTGTTTCTATGACTGGAATAATGGATCATCCTGTATTAAGTGGTAAATTACAAAAAAGCTCAGAGGCAGACTTTTATCCCTGGACTAAGAAAGGCTTCAGCTTCTTCCTATACGATGACCTGGAAGATTTACGAAAATGCGCAGTAGTTACGAATGAAAAGTGGGCTAAGAGATTGAAAATCAATCAAAGTGCAGCCATAACCTGCGTTAAACCTAGTGGAACTGTATCGCAATTAGTAGACTGTGCAAGCGGTATTCACCCCCGATATAGCGAATTTTATATCCGCACTGTAAGAGCAGATAAAAAAGATCCGCTAGCTAAAATGATGGTAGACCAGGGCTTTCCATGTACTGACGACGTAACTAACTCCTCAACTTATGTCTTTTCTTTTCCAATGCGTGCGCCTAGTAGCGCTATTTTCAGAAATAATATGTCCGCGCTACAGCAGGCAGAACATTGGCTAATTTGGCAAAGAAACTATTGCGAACATAAGCCCTCGATAACTATTTATTATAAAGAAAATGAAATAATGGAGCTAGGAGCTTGGGTATATAATCATTTCGATGAAATATCTGGAATAAGTTTCTTGCCTTATTCTGATCACGTTTATAAACAAGCACCTTATAAGGAAATTACAGAGAGGGAGTACAATGATTGGCTAGAAATTATGCCAGATAGCATTGATTGGTCTAGAGTAGCGGAATATGAGGATAGGGACAATACTTCCAGTAGCCAGACTTTAGCCTGTTCAGCTGGCGGGTGTGATATAGTTGACTTATTAAAATGAGAACTATAATAGCCGGAAGTCGCAGTATAGTACACTATGAGCATATATCGAAAGCTATGGAAACGATTCCTTGGAAAGTTACCACTGTAATAAGTGGTAACGCTAAAGGAGCCGATGCTTTAGGGGAAGTATGGGCTTACAGGAATAATATACCAGTAGAATACTATAGGGCTGATTGGAAAAAATATGGGCAGGGTGCAGGATATATTAGAAATGAGGAAATGGCTGAAGTAGCAGAGGCCCTGCTATTACTGTGGGATGGAAAAAGTAACGGATCCCGACATATGCTAGAAACTGCAAGAAAATTCGGACTACCTACCCATTTAATAGTTATAGAATGAATAAACTAACCTTTAAGAGAGTACAGCTAACCAATAGAATAGCATTGATTCCTAAGTACCTAGTCACTAAAAAATTAAGGACAGCATTACAAAAAATAGATAATTATGATGAGGTAATTCTTACTATAGAAGAACACTCGGCACTTCTTGATATGCTGGAGGATAGAAGCGTAATATACATAGGGTAAAAATGGCAAGCGTACGAGAAATGCTGGAGATAGGTTCACTAAATAATTTAGTTACTATAGCTAAAGCACACCAATACTATATGAAAAATTATGAAACATATTTTTCTATAAACCATTTCTGTGATGAATATATAGAGCTTGTAAAAGATTACGAAAAGGTAGGATTATTACGGAAGGATTCAAAATTATTGAGGCATATGCTAATAGAGGATGCATTACTACTTATGGACATGCAAAAAGTGGTAGAATTCTCCTCCAATTAGCAGGATCTAGCACAGGGACAAGGACACAAGTGCTAGCCAGGGATGGATAAAGGGAGCTAGTACAGGGAAAAGGATATAAGTACTAGTCAAGGATGTGTAGGAAAAGCAAGGAAGCAAGATACGGCTCCGGGTTACTTCACCGAGCCGTTTTTTTTTCCTTCTAGCAAATTACGCAATTTTTTGCCATAGCCTTCTAACAACTTAATAGAGGAGACATATGCTTTTCCAATCGCGTTATGGTCGCCTTTATCTTCCTCAGTTAGTGAACGTAAAGGTAAGAAAGGCTCATTTGGTATTGTAAATTCTGGTATAGTATATACTGGAACCTTAACTTCAGTGGTAGTATATACAATTTGTGGTTCTTGCTTAGCACAAGATATTAATAATAAACTAATTGGCAATGATAGGTATAGTTTCACTTATAGCCTCCTCTAGCATCCAGTCTACAGTTTCTTCACAAGTATTAGTTTTTACCTGGTTGATACTCGCAAGTTCCCTTTCTAGTTTAGTTTGTAGCTTCTGATTGTTAGTATTAATAGTTTTCAATTCCTTTTCTTTAGTAGCAACAGTAATATTGAATTTAGCTATTCTCTTGTTTTGATTTAGTATAGATTCCTTGAGATTATTATTAGATATATTGCACGCTACATTTTTTGATTGTAACATACTAACTTTATCTTCTAGGGATGAAATGTCAGCTTTAAGAAAATAAATATATATTCCTATTCCTAAAAATCCTAATAAACCTACTATATATATGTATTTTGAAAACATTATTGAAATCCTTTATTAATCCAGTATTGTGGATAATTTAAATCTGCCAGGGTTATATTTTTACTAATTAATTGAATAAGAATATATTTTTTAGCTTTCTCCTCATTATTGAAATATCTATAAGTTCTAGCTGTATTTTTCAGCATATTAGGAGTATCTTCAGAGGATAAAAAACATCTCCTATCTAATAATTTCAAGTTTCTAATGATTTTTAATGGATTTTTATCCCCGGAAAGGGCCATTCTTATAAACTGTAGGGGGAACTCTATTATATTTTTATTATCTTAGGGTCAGTGGAGATTCTAAAACATCTAAATTCTATAGTGCCATTAATAGCTAAATGACCAAAATTTATAGCAGGTCTATAATCCTTTTCAGTTGGAGAAAACAAATATTCATCTTTCCAGCTAGTAGTATCCCTATTATTATGTAAAAGAATAAGCTAACTCTTTGGGGGTCTGCTCCTTTATAATTGTCCATTCTGNGCAGAGCAGCCTGGCTATACACAGAAGTTTTAAGTAATCTAGTAGCAGAATCTTGCCAGGATACAAAATGTTTAGCCTCTTTTGGTACGTCAGATAAATTACAGTCCTCCCAGTCCCACCAATACTCAGAAAACTGGGGAGTCCAATAGGTAGACCAATGTACTAAGTATTTCAGTAATGATATATTTTCTAATAATCCTGGTATTCTCACGTGCATATGAATACCCGTAGAAAATCTAACCCTATCTTTACGCAATAAAAGGTCTAATAAATCCATTACTGTATTAAATAATTCAGTCTCTGAGTTAGCAGGAACTAACTGAAGTTCTCCACCAAAACAATTATACTTAATAGTAGGATCTGCACCAATTCCCGCAAAATTTATAGAAGAAACCTCGGAAGGNCACCANACAGCNTGAGANNNAGGAACACTNTTATGNCTATCAAACTCNCCACAATCTAGNTCCATACCAAAAGTAGTTCCCTTAAATAAATCCTCTATTTCACTACTAGACAAATTCATATAATATTTTTAAATA